CAAGCAGTTACAATTGCACTTGATTATGGTAAGCAAAATAATGTAAACACTATATTCATCAATGGTGATTTAATAGACAACCATCAGGTGAGCAGATTTGAAACAGACCCAAAGAAAAGAAGCGTTAAGCAAGAATTTGATGCTACAAGACAATTTCTTGTTTCACTTCGTGAAGCGTTTCCTGATGCTTTTATTTACTGGCTAAAAGGAAATCATTGTATCCGTTGGGAAAAGTTTTTATTGATGAAGGTTAGGGAAATTTGGGATGATGAATATTTTCAACTTGAAGAAAGATTGCAATTAAATTCAGTTAAAGTTAAAATAATTGATGATAAAACTTTAGTCAAAGCTGGTAAGTTATCAATCACACACGGACATCATATTTTCAAAGGTGTATTTACACCAGTTAATCCATCACGTGGTGCATTTTTAAGAGCAAAGCAAAGTTTGATTGTTGGACATTTACACAGAGCATCTCATCATCCTGAAGTTGATTTAGATGGAAAGATAATCAGTTGTTGGAGTACTGGATGCTTGTGTGAACTAAAACCTAATTATTCACCAATGGTTAGCAATGCTCAACACGGATTTGCACATATAATTGTTGAAGGTAATGGTGATTACACGGTTAAGAACTATCAGATTGTTAATGGTAAAGTACATTAAAATGGAAACAAAATTAATAATTGAAGAAGTTGCTGAACCTGAAGAAATCGAAGGTGAAGTATTATTATCATCTTCACACGATTACATCACATCAGCAGTTAATGCGTTATCAATAATTGATGGTTTAGATATTGCGTTAATGAATAAGACAGATGAAAATCGTATCAGGAAAATTAAAAGACAATCGTTAAGATTAATTTCACATTACATTAATGAAATTTATGAAGAAACTTTTGATGATAGTGCTGGTAGCAACAACGATGAATAGTTGTTATACATCAAATAAGGCGAATAAAGACATTAACAAAGCATTTATAAAATATCCTGAACTTGTTGCTAAAAAAACAAGTGAATGGTTTCCGTGTGATATTCAGATTTTAAAAGTTGATTCATTAAATAACATAAAATCAGATTCAATTATTAATGATTTAAACAATAGAATTCAAAACATTCACGATACAATTAACAATATAATTTATCGTGCTGATTCTGTTAAAAGTAAACTGCAAATTAAAAAGATACAGAAAGAATTAATGATTGCTAATAAGTTAATAAATGAACTCAAACAATCGCAACCAGTGTTTATTTATAGAAGTATTAAAATCAAAGATTCTGCAAGAATATATTATCTTGATTATGAATTAAAAGAATCAAAGAAGTCTGAATTAATTTATCGCAACAAGCAAGAACAATTATTAAAGATTTGTATTTGGTTGATAATTGCATTAGGTGTTTCATTATTCTTTAATTTTTATAAAAAATGAATCCAAGTCAAAATTGTATAAATATAATAAAGCAGTTTGAAGGGTATCGCAGTAAAGCGTATTTAGATGCCGTTGGTGTGCCTACAATTGGTTATGGCAGTACTATGTGGAACGATGGTAAGAAGGTCAAATTAGGGGAAACAATCACTTTAGATGGTGCTGGTGTGTTATTGTATTGGCAAGTAAATAAAATGTGTGTAATGCTTGATGCATTAACATTGAATCAAAATCAATATGATGCACTATCTTCGTTCATCTATAATGTTGGAAGTGGTGCATTTAGCAAATCAACATTGTTTAAAAAAGTAAAGGCGAATCCTAAAGATGAATCAATTAAAGATGAATTTTTAAAATGGAATAAAGGTCGTGTAAATGGTGTACTTGTTGAATTAAAAGGGTTAACTAAAAGAAGATTAGCTGAATCTAATTTATATTTTTCGTAGTTTTGATTTCTCATTATTTGGTTTTTGTAACCTGATGTTTCTACATCGGGTTTTTTTATGCCTGAAAGTCAATGTGGTATTGCGTTTGAAAAATATTTTAAAATTATTTTGAAAAATGTTTGAAAAATGTATTGTAATTCAAAATAAAGTTGTATATTTGCATTACAAATCAATCAAAAACTAAAATCAAAAAAATGAAAATTAAATTAAATCAAGAAGTATTAGAGTATGGATTAGACCAGTTAAAAGACAATCCTGAAAATTTTATTGGTGTTTATGGATGTGATTTACATCATAACCTTTATAATTTAGATTATTTTGTTATTGGTTATTATAATGCTGAAAAATTTTTAGAATGTTCAGGTGGTATTTTTAAATGTATCCACGAAGTTAAAAATTATGAAATTGGTATGTTTGGTGAATGTAATACAGATTTATCAAATTCAGAAAATGTTGCTAATATGATAGCTTATATTGAAGGTGAATTAATTTTATTTGAATGTGAAACTTTAAAAGAATATTGGGATATTAGACTTGATGAAGAAGGTATTAATAAAATTATTAACGAACTTGAAAATCTATAAAATGAAACAAACAATTTGGTTAGTAATTGAACAAGGTGCTGGAATTATTCACACAGCATTTAAACTTTATTCTGATGCAATTGCATACATAGAAAAACTTGAAAATGAAACTGGTTTCAATTGTTATGAATTGCAAGAAATTGATTTATTATAATCATACTGGGGTGCAGCATCCACAAAACTGCATTTTTTTAATTCAAATAATAATCATACATTTATCAAACAAAAATCAAAAATGAAACAATCTACTAAAGACACAATCGTTGTCACAATCATTATTCTAATCTGCTTATTTGCAGAAAACTTTATAAAATTTTAACGCTGGTTGCGTAACAACCAAACACAAATTAAATGGAACAAAAAAAATCACGTGGTGGCAAAAGACAAAATTCAGGTCGCAAACCATCAGGAATCAAAAAGACACCAGTTACTATTTATGTTGCAAATTCAACATTAGATTTAACTGATAAAAACCAATTGCGAAACAAAATTTATAACTATTTAAAAAATCTAAAAGATGATACTGGAACAACAATTTAATTTCAATGACCAGCAGCAAGATGTAACTATTCACATAATGGTTGATTATATTCCTGAAACTGGTGTGAATGATTTGCTGAACATATCAATCACAGACCATTCTAATGATGGAATCAACATTGTTCTAACCGATGTTATGAATCAATACTTCAGCACACAAATGGAAGAAATGATTGATAGTGTTAACTGGTACGAACTTTACAGAGAAAAAAAAATTGAATACTCAAATCCTGAATAACAAAAACAATGGAAAAAAATCAAACTGCAATGCAAATTCTAATTGAAAAAATGAAACAAGAATTACTGCATTTAGACAAAAAAGATGCTACAAGTATGTTGTTAGTATCAACAATCAGATTAGCTGATTTATTATTAAGTACAGAAAAGATTCAAATCAAAAGAGCATTTAACGATGGTGAACAAAATGTGTGGGATAGGCACAAGAATGAAGATGATTTTGAATTTGAAAATTCACAAGATTACTTCAACAAAACATTCAATGAATCAAAAACAATTACAAACAAAATTGAAATTTAAAAACATAGTTTCAATATTAGTAAATCAATCAAAAACCAAAAAATATGCACAAATCAAACAATCTATCAGAGTTGGCAAAATCAATGATTCTGTTTCAAGTAAAAGTGGAATCAATTAAGAAGGATGCAAAAAATCCATTCTTTAAATCAAGTTACGCATCTTTATCTAATATCTTGGATGCAATCAAAGAACCATTAATTGAATCAGGTTTAACGGTGTTACAATTCCCTACTGGTGATTATGGTTTAACAACCATTCTACTTCACGAATCAGGCGAATATCTTAAATCAGAATATTCAATGCGACCAGTTAAGGACGATCCACAAGGCAGAGGTTCAGCCATTACATACGCAAGGCGTTATGCATTAGCATCTGTATTATCATTGAATATTGATGAAGATGATGATGGCAATACTGCAACTTATGGTGGCAAGAATCCACAAGAAGCAGAAGATAACAACAAACAATGGCTGAATAAAGGCAGCAAAGATTTTGAGAATGCAAAGGAAAAACTATCTGCTGGAAAGATAACAATTGCTGATGTTAGGAAGCATTACAAAGTTTCAAAAGAAGTTGAATCATTATTAATCAATAACTAAAAAATCAAAACAATGAAATTAAATTTTATTAAACCCATCCAATTAAGAGGTGGTAGAAAAAGTAACAAAGAAAATCTTATATTTTTAAACGCTTCAAAAAAAGGATTAAAATCTAAATCTGATTATTATGATATTAGTTTAAAAAACTTTTTAGATTCATACAATTTTAATTGGAATTATATAGCTTTTGCAATTGAATCTACTGGTGTTTATTTTACTCCAGTAGATGAAAGCAATGAATATGGTTATATGATTTCAAAGCATCATAAAATTATTTCTAATACAAGTTTGATTATTTCAATTTTGAAATACTTTAAAAAACCTATTCCATTATTTCCTGATGATAAAACAAAATTAAATTTCAATGTTGAATCTTTAGGTAACAATATTTATCAACTAAAAATTAAATAATATGTACGAATTACCAGCAGTTAACAACCAGTTGACCAAATCACAATTAAAAATCATAGCTGAAGATTCTGTTGAACGATTAACGGAATCAGGCAAGTTGATTGAATCAATCGAAACATTTACTAAAATTGATTGGCTGATTAAGGAAATCAAATCGAATCACAATTACATTGAAGCACTTCGTGATGAAGTTTCAAAACACGGAAAGCAAGTTGTTACATCTTATGGAACAAAGATTGAACTGGCTGAAGTTGGAACAAAGTATGATTATTCAAATTGTGGTGATGCAAAACTGAATGGTTTAATACAACAGATGGAAGTTCTTGAAAATTATATTAAAGAACGACAAACGTGGTTAAAATCACTTCCAGCATCAGGTATGGATATCTTAATTGAAGATGAAGTTTGTCGCATTTATCCACCATCTAAATCATCTACATCATCAATCAAAACAACCATAGCTAAATGATTTGGTTGTATTTAAAACACGATGTTATTGGCAGTTGCAGTAAAAAGATTTACGGCAAGAAAAATGATAGGATTCATATTTTGAAAAACAATCACGAAATGATTCTTGTGCAGCACGAAAATGGAAGTAAATTTTTTATCAAAGAATCTGATTACTCAACTGTCATTAATATTGTAAATCCTAAATTAAAAAAAAATGTATAAAAAATTCATAGAATACAATCAAATTAATCCTGAAATTTATAAAATGTTTAAAAAGTTTACATTTGAAGTAATTAAATCAGGTTATCAAAATTGTGGAAGTCAGATGATAATTGAAAGGTTACGCTGGGAATCAATGATTGTTGCTAAA